AGGGATCTAATCCCTCTTCCCAGTGACCAGCTCCAGATGTACCATTATCTGCTATATACTTAGCGAAGAATGTATCATCAGTTGATGTAGTATTAACAATCTTAACAGTATGGTTATGGAAAGATTGTATAGGTAACTGAGCTAAATTATCTACTTGATCCTGAAATGAATAAATAGAATCACCAGCTTGACCACCACTAGCACTAATAGTTATAGTAGAATTACTATCTGCTAAATGTAAAGATTCTTGATACTTAGTTGTAGTAAGTCCTGATATACTTAAATTATCTATAGCAGTTTTTATAGCTGATAAGATAGAATCATATGTACCAGTAGAACTACTAGTATGTGTAATTGTATTACCATCAACTATCACTGTATATGTATTACTAGCAGGACTACCACTTAATACAAGAGTAGCTTTTCTATTAGCATTGAATGTTGGAGCTGCAGTTGAAGCTACAGTAAATAAATTGTTTGTTATAATAGATGTATCTTGTACAGTTAATATCTCATAATTAAGACGGGATCCTGTTAAGTAATTAACAGCATTAGTAGCTGTAGATGTATCCATATTAACAGTACATGCTGTACCATCTACATTCCAGATATCTATATCTCCAAATCCGCTATTAGGTTTAGGTTTAATACAACCTATATATTTCTCATCTTTAGTTCTAGCGATATAGAACCATTTACAATCATCATATGTGGTACCAGTACCTAGATTCTTAATCCATTTAAACCCAGGTCTTTTAGTAAGTCCGAATGTAGGATCTGGATACCCATTAAGACACTCTCTAACTTGACCTGGAAGTTTCTTATCATCTGATTGTCTAGATACACCACCAAGATAATTATTGACTCGTTGTGTTATTGCAGGCATTATCTTTGAAGTGCATGGAACGGTTTGTAACTACTGTAATAGTTAGTTTTATTGTATGGGTGTCCGAAGATTGTATACTGACCTTGAGAGGTTTCGTATTCTAAAGCAGTAGATCTTGCTAATGCTTCTTGTTGTTGTAACATTTGATACTGAGTCTGATCACCTATTATTCTTTGTGATGTTATTGTAGCAGCTCTAGCAGTGATGAATTGCTGTATAGGTTCAGGTATATCTACCCAATCAAATTCCCATATAACATCACACTCTACTTCAGCATGACTAGACCAAGTATATCTATGATTCATTCTATCATATAATTTACCATTTCTCCTAACTCCATCGTAGTCTATGTTCGGAGAATTTTGTGTTAATTTTATTTGTAATATATTATTAGGTATTAATATTTCATCGTTAGTATCAGGTGTGAACTTATAATGATTCTCTCTATTAAAAGTCCATCCTTCTGATTGAATCTCCCTATTTACCTGTAACAATGTATCGTATGCAATCGCAACGTCAGGGTTGGTTTGATCGAGAGTGGTTACAGGTGCCTGACCACATGACGACAGGATTTGATTTATTGCTGGTAATTCTGCGGTGGCGTTTGTGGTTGGAAAAGGCATGGGTATAAATATTTATGAATAAAAAAAGGGGAACCGAAGCTCCCCTATATATAAAGATGGATAAAAAATTAACCTGCAGAAGCAAGGTTAGAAGCTGTGAAACCAGCATCAGAGATAGATGTGGATTCAGTACCAGAGCCATCCCAACCAGTAGCGGCAGAGGAAGCTGTATTGATACCAGCAATAAGTTCAACAGCGCAAGCAGGATTTAGTGAATCGGCTCCCATTGCCAAACGTCCAAGAATAACATCTCCCTGGTAAACCACGGATATGTCTCCTGAAGTTGTCTGTACGCTAGGTCCGATTGCTTCTACTACACCGCAAGCCTCTTTCTGGAAGATGAGACCACAGGAGTTAGCAAACTTAGCTGCTACACCATAGTTGTTAGTAGTCTTCTGTCCGCCAGCTGGAGTACCAGAGTTAGCAGCTTGGTCTTGATCGTCCATTGCTGCACCTACGAAGTCACCGAAGTTATCATCGGAGTCATAGCCTGTTCTAACTGCAGTAGAAGGATCAGTACCAAACTTACCGAAGAAAGGAATATTCATTGATTTGTAGATTTTGATGCCTGCAATTTCAATGATTCCGTTACCAGCTTGTAAGGCTGTACCTTGTACATCACGGTTGATTAGACCATTGCTAGATACATTCTGGATTAGAGAATAGTACTGTCTTGGGTTAAGAACAGCTACACGTCCATCACCTGAAACTCCCTTCTCATCTAGAATTGCTGCAGCATCATAGAATGCGTTTACCAATTTAGTTGAGTCGAAAGCATCAGCTTTAGTGGTACTTGTATCTGCACCAACCTTAAGCATACTTCCACCTGGCTCCTTGAAGTTAGTCATAGAGACAGGACTTGCTGCTCTTGCAGCTTTTGTGATCGCACGGAAGATCCGACGGTCATAGTTTTCAGCTAGAGCATAACCAATCTTACGAGAGATTTCTCCTCTTAAGTCATAGTGAGCAAGAGTCTCATCTAATTCATACACGAATGCTGAACTGATTAAGAGATCATCAACTGTGATGGTCTTTTCTGCTACTGGAGGTGACTTCTCATCGTTACCTAGTATGCTTTGGCCTGGAATATGGAACTCACTTTTGGTGCGACCTGTGAAGATGAATTGTAATGACTTACCATTCTTCAAGGTTCTGCGAGTAACTAAATCCCTGGCAATTGTATTATGCTGAAAGCCTTTAAACATCTCACCTGAGAACAGTTTGAGATATAAAGCTCGCCTTTGCGCAGCGGTACCCGCATTAGTTAAGGCACCGTTATCGGCACCTCCATAAATAGGACCATTGGCATTAGCGGTCGTGGCTTGTTGTGCCATGATTAGTTAAAAAATGTATTGTTTACTTTCTTCGCACGAAATTTTTTTGATCAATTTTTTTGTGGTCTTTCCCACCGTCTAGACGGCAAAGGGTATCCGACGTATCGGGCCAGTGCCAATGAAAAGGGAGTCCGACACTGAGGTGCTCCCATTCCTACTCAACCTGTTAGAGCTTCTTCTAAAGATTGAGGTTCATCATCAACTCCAGGTGGTTGAGAGTCACTAGGTGTTAAGTCTTGTGGTTCTCTGATATCTACCTGTTCAGGAGGTGTAGGTCCATAAGGTACAGGGTTAGCCTGTCCTAGTCCTCTGTTTCCCATTGATTGTTGTGCCATTAATACTCCTCTGATTGACATGGTGGACAAGATCTACAATGTTCATGTTCGTACATATGTAGACCTTCTATCATAATAAAGAACCCCATGAACAGTAAAACTACCATCCATGGGGATTCTAAACACTTCATTAGAAGTTATATTTAGCACCTATTTTGGTGCCGTATGCGTTATCAGCATCTTCATCAGTAATGAATGATACTTCACCATACACATCTAATTTTTCAGATGCAGCTACGGAAGCTCCGAGCTTACCTGATAATTCTGTGGTACCCTCTACGCCGTCTGCTCCAGTTATAGCAGGACCACCTTGAATGTAATATCCAAGATCTCCTACGTCACCTTCATAGCCAACGTGAAAGTCAGTCGTACGGGAAGTATAATCATTGCCTGTATAAGATGCGTTAGACTCAACGTTTACATAAACGCCAGCCATTGCAGGTGCGGAAGCGAGAGTTGCCG